GATGGCGGACATTATCACCTTGTTTGACAATGTTATTTTTCTTTTTCTGTCCCGACTTTTTTCCAGGCCCTTTCTGACGATTGGGCCCTTTCATAACTTTCGGGAGGGTTTGAGTTCTTCTTGATTTCATTTTTGTTTTCCGAGGCATTAAATAAATTTTGTCCTTGGATTTCTCCAAGGACTTTTTGTTTAAGACGCTCGTACTTTCTTTGTTTCTTGCTTTTGTTCTTTGCGTTGTTGGGGCCAACGGTGTGAACAATAGCTTGGAGTTGAACCCCCGGACCAAGTTTTCCTTCTTGGTTGACAAGTTTTTCTTCTTGTCTAAAATTCTGCGGAGAACCGCTTTTGACGACGGTCTCCAATTTTCCGGTAGGTAGTCGCGATACTGATACGCTAGATCTGTCACCTCCTCTATCACTGGGTCTAGCAGCTCCGCAAACAATGTCGCCGGAGGCGCCACTATTTCCATTGCCACTTTCTCTGCCAATGACATGTCTGGTGATGACAACATTTCTCTCACTTCCTGATAACGAGTCTTCTGCATCTTCGAACTCAGCAGCAAAATCAATCCTCTGAGTTTCCCCAGAGGCTTCTTTACCAGTCCAAAATTGCTCGACAAAACCATCAGAAAGCATTGGAAACGACTCCTGTTTAACAAGCTCACAAATTGACTTAACTATTACTTGAGCTCGCTGATTGCCAGCACATACCAGCCGAAGCTGATTAGCCATGACACAAAGGTCCATATCACTCTGTTTAGCGTGCATAATCCCTAAAACAGCTTTGGGCCATCTCTGGAACGTCACACCACAAACAGAATCATCAAATGTATAACCAAGAAATGATGCACCTTTGCAGGAATTAAAATCTTTAATATCAGACTCTTTAACGATAAGTCCAAAATTGGTAAGTCTAGTAACCCACACGGGGACAGAAGGAAATGGCATAGAGCCACCATCCAACGAGTCATCACCGTATTTATTCATATACCTACCAAAATGGACTTGCCACTTATAGAGCTCCAACTCACTAGGAGGACTAGGAAAATGAGCATACAAAGTTGCCATAACATTATATATCCCATTAATTTCACCTGTCCACCTATTTCCGCTGTCATTAAAACCAGATGTCTCATGTTCTAATATTCGGTCGTCGACACGCCATTGCTTAGGACCACTACCAACATCTCTAGCCCAATTAGCAAGAGCAGCAGTACGCTTATCCTCCATGTTAACCCCAGCAATCTGAAGCAACAAAGAGTGTGCAACGTAAGAGCCCTCACCATGTTGAGTTAAATCAAATTGTGAGTAGTCCATTTCGCGTATGTGAGAACACTGACTATCCAACTTTCGTCGGAGCTGTGTGAGCCCACCTTTGTGTATAGCCATACCTATGCGATTCCAACCCTGATCACAAGTGTCCTTAAGACTTTTAAGCCCTTTGGATAACATGATTTGAACTAAAATACGCACAATTGAAGCACAAACGACCAAACGAATTCGACCGCTGTCAACTTTTGAAGCTTTCAGCCACTCGGGCTTAGGGCCCAAGTCGCCAACAGCAACAGGTATGCGAGGAACCTCACCAGTAGCCAAGTCCTCAATAGATTGAACAACCGCGCCCCAACAAGTGGAACACGAATGAACATCTTCTTTGAAGGCATGAACTTTGCCACAAGGAGATTCAGTAGAGTTAAAAGGAAAACCAGAACTCTTATTAGTAATCTTACTAACGACTAACTCAGCCCAGGCCTCATCAACTGTCATAGCATTATGCTTAACAGGACTAACGGGGCCTAAACCAGGTATAACGTTCATAAAAATTGGTTCCCATTGCTTAAAATCAGCAGGAGCTTTAATATTGTTACACGCAAATTGCTCAAAAGCGCACAACGTAGCATTACGATTAGTAGGTGCATATTTATAAGCTCCAGCCTCTTCAGGCTTTAACTCTTTATACACATCATTAAATCTTGGGTTGAACTTAACAACAGGTGCAGGGTAATGTTTAGTGGGAGTATAACACACAGTAGACCATGTATCATACACCACCTCCTTATCGGACAACATAGTAGTATCATCACACCTGTCGGAATCACCAAATCCAGGACTTAATAATGGCGTATCAATTAGCCGAAGCGGATTGATATCGCGATATTTAGAGTCATCATTATCTATATCTAGACTTTTTTGTTTATAACCAGTCGCAGAACGACCAGCAAACCGTTTGTTAAGGTTAACAGTCTGCTCTTTAACATTAACACGCTTCTTAACAGACTTGCCACCATGACGAACGTACTGTGCTTGCGCATTAGGTTGATGTTTCTTAGCCCCACGTGAGTTACGTGAGCCTCCAGAAGAACGCGCATTCGCCTTAAATGTAGACGGATCAACACCGACTTTATCAGCAATGAGATCATAAAAATCTGTGTACTGAGTTATACCGCCACCGCAGTCATCCTCGTACATCATATTCCCCATAGTAACATCCCATTGGGTGGTGCCAAGTTTCTGACGATCAGCATCATACATAGTAAATGTAACAACCTCATCGCCATAAATATTGGCACTAACTCTTAATTGCGATTCATCATATCCTTTTCCGCGCAAGTAGTCCAAAACTTGTCCTACATTGTGCAGACCAGGCGATTCCTTAACAGATTCACATTTACTGAGCAGCATTTCGATAAGTTGTTGCGTTATAGTAACAGCAACACCATACTTACTAGACCCCTCAATATGTATGCCAATACACGTATTGCCAAACCACACAGGAGAGCCACTCTGCCCTTCGAATGTACTAGACTCATGGTAAAATACATTACCATAAATCCTATATACACTACCAGGAGCGGAAGACTCAACTTTGCGACTTATGCTAGGCACAGGCCCAGCACTACAAAACGTGTTGATGTTCATGTCTTGCCTTGTAGGGGCAAGAACACAAACCTTCACATGTAAAGGAACCCTGACAATAGCCAAGTCCATCTTAGCATCAAACCACACAACCTGCAAAGGCGTTTCCTCATAGGATAAACTTGTTAGGTTTACTTTCGGGGAAAACACCTTCATATAGTGCGTAGTCACTTTTGCCGGATCAACTTGATGAAATGACGTCAACGCATAGCCCACAGAAAAGCACACGCCTAAGCCATTTCCACAATCAGAATTATAGCCGGTCATGATCGTTGACCTCCTTGCCCTCTCAATAGAGAAAGGCAGAGAGTTCATTAATAATGACTCTTTTTTCGGTTTATCAGGTAAGACCCACTCAATACCAGAGCAAAATGTATATATAATAGCTCCAATAATAATTTTGTAAGCATCAACCACTTGTACCAAAAACATGAATACATGAAGATACCCCACCAAATTAATGAAAGAGATCTCAATGAAGTACAACGACGTACGAATGCCGAAGCACCTCATAAGTATTGCTGTACATGAATAAAAGCGGTTAATGCCATACAAAACCCAGACAATTGTAAACAACTGTGCAATCATAATGTCAGACACTCCTCCTGAAAACTTCCACGGTCCAATAAAGACTATGAAATTCTCAACAATTAGCGCCCAACCTGACCACACAAATGCCATAAATGACCAGATGTTCCCAAAACCTTGCACACTCCAAACCCAAAATACATTACATATTAAGGGCAAGCCAATAGCAAAATCTCGAAACATGTCGAAAACCTTAAAAGCGAGAAAGCTAAAATTAAAGTGATTGTATATTTCCTCATGCCCTTTATTCAAAAAAAGTGAAATTGGTCACTGGAAAGCAACCTGAACCATAGACAATCTCGTCGACTAAACAAGACGTCATAGATCCTTTCACAGTTGGAACATTATTCATGAGAAGTATCCAAGCAGTATAATAACAAACCTTCAAAGCTCTGGCAACAAGTTTAACGTACTGATATTTCGGTACGGTAGACTTGTCACTGGGCAAACGCCCTCCAGCTTCGACAAGAGTAGATCTTAACTTAGCTTTACTCACAGGAACATACGCTGGGGAACCGAGAACCGAAAAAAGGTCCATAAGATTACCAGCCCAAATACATGGGAATTTCTCCCAGTCGTCCACCGGAACAAGATATGTCGCGTCAGCAGCATTACCCTTACTAGAAGTACAAACGCTGTTAACATTAAACACATACTGAAAACAGTGGATAACCCTTTTGGGTTGCCCAATAGCTTTAACAGGTACCTGCACGATACTCGATGATCCGACAACTAAGCCGGCTACCGAGTCTCCCACAGAATACGCATTATGTCGTAAAGAAATAGCCCTCTTCATAGCCCTACTTCCACGAAACGTGCAAGCAGTGCCATTATAAGGGCCACCTCCTTTGTGAGTATAGCCTGGAATGGCGCACACCTCAGTGCCGGCAATTATATTGTCGACGTCAATACCACATACAGTAATGTATGTGTTGAGCAAAAATATAGTAAACTTTAAAATTGCTCTAGGTACACACCTATCCATACTTCCTATTTTAC